TCCTTTATTTTCCTGGCTACTGCTGCAACTACATCCACAGTCACTGCATTACCAGCTTGTTTATATCTTTGTGTATCACTAATGGCAACCTTCTTACCATCTAACAATCCAAACTCATTGTGATTATCTGGGAAGCCTTGCAAGCGCATACATTCCACAGGTGTGAGTCTGCGTATGGATTGACCTTTCACGCCTAACTCTGGTGTACGACCAGCACGTAAACATGATCGATTGTCGCGACCATCACGAATCATCACTCCATGTTGATCTTGTTGCACTTGATAATACCCATTTTCATGCGTATCTAAAGTCTTACTAATACCATCTGCTGAGTACACACGCCTAGAAGATTCAAACTCGACTTCCTTTTCATATATATCTGTCACTTCTTTGTCAAAAGTATCGTCAAAGCCTAGTAGTTTTTTTAATAAAAGCCAGTGATTAGGACTAGGTATGGCTCTATATATATCACTACGAAAGTAATGCTCTACTTGAGTTTTAGGTAATTTCATGCTGTCTGCAATCTCACCAATAGTCATTCCATTCTTATTAGCTTTTAGATACTCATTTATTTCTTTTGGCGTATCATAGCTACGCTTCTTTGCAGTAATTTTTAAATCTCCAACCTTATACAACCCAGTCTTAGCACCCCATCCACCACCTAAAGCTTTTAAAGTACAAGCAAGTCCTTCAGAATCAAATACTCTTCCTGCATCTCCATTAGCTACTTTTCCTATCTGATTAATCATTGTTCTTTTTCCATCTGCTCCTTTGTAGTAGGATGCATCAATACAGGAGACGGCATCCCTTTTTTCTTGCTCCTGATCAGCTGTTGCACACTCTTCTCCGATAGGAAATATTTTTGGTCCACCTCTGTCTCCAGTATATCCGACAAGGTATAACCGCTCTCTATTTTGGGGTAGAAACCAGCGTGTATTAAGCAGTTGCCATTCGAGTCTATAGCTCCCAATGTTGGTAAAGGTTTGGATAATTGCCCAAAAGTCTGCGCCATTGTTGCTGGAGAATGTTCCTTTAACATTTTCCCAGACAAAAACACGTGGTCTGCACTCAGTGATGAGCCTAATTGCTTCCCAGATAAGAGAACTGCGCGTTCCTTCAATTGCCCCAGCGCGCTTTCCAGCGATACTAAAATCCTGGCAAGGTGATCCAAAAGTGATAATGTCGATTTTGGGTAAGTTTTCTGATCGAATAGATTTAACATCTCCTAACTCCTTTGAAAATGGAAAGTTGTATTTATATACTGCACTGGCATATTTATCTACCTCTGCAAATCCAACGTAGTCAAACTCAAATCCAGCACGTTCAAAGCCAAGATGAAATCCACCAATGCCACTAAATAAGTCTAATAATTTCATTTATCTCTACACTGCGGACATTGTTTTTTATCCTTACCGTACGTAACAAAACTATCATAATAAATAAACAAATTTTTCTTTGTTTGTTTGCTTTTCTCCCAACATCTATTACACACTGAACAGTGATAAATGTTTTGATCTGCTAACATCGCATCCAGGTTTTTATTTTCTGTTTTCTTGCGCTTTAACCTTTGATCAATACGCTGCGCAAATATGATTTCATAAAGCATAGACTCTCTCCTTTACTATTGATGTAATATCTTTTTCTTTTCCACTAATATTAATATACGCTGCAAAAAAAACATCGCTATTCTTTCTGCACTTCATAAACTTGTGCATTTTCTCACATAAAATATCTAAGGAAGGTGCAGTGAATGTTGCATCTTGCCATTCACCTTTCTCATTATCAAAATCTACGCTTCCTGCGTAATGCGATGGTTGTAGTGGTATCATCAGCTAAACTCAGGAAATCGCTCATATGAATAAAACCACTTCCTGCCTTTTGTTTGATTATTCTTACCTGTTGTAATTGCCAGGGTAAGATATTTTGTGTTTTCATATGGCACATATGCTATTATATCTTTTGGAACATAGTACACTGCAACAACATCAACTCTATTTGTATTTTGATACTTGCTCAAGTTTATTTCGACTGCTGTTCGTTTACTTTTATGTGAAACTGATTTAATCTGCACTCGTTTCATTGCACCATTAGTCATCTCAACCACAAGATCCACTTGATCTGCATCTACCAATGGATGATACACATTATATCCTTGCGATAGCAAATCTTTCTGTACCGCAAGCTCACCTATTGCACCTTTAAATTGACTGATCATCTTGCTTCCATTCTATGTAAGGTGTAAAAAACTCCATTGATGTTAACGAAGTGCTATCAATATTATAATTTGGACCATAACCAGTGTCCTTTATATTCGACTCAGAGAGTAATTCTTCAGACTTTGCCCAGCCTAGCAACGTAAATACAGGACTAGCATCATGCACTAATATAAATGCATCACAGTCTTTCACGTTCTTTTTTAGCTTTGCTTGTAAATACCCAGGATTATACTTGGTAGTCTTAACATCTATTTTTACATCACTGATACTAAGATCATAGCCACTATAATGTGGTCCAATCACAAAGTCTGGATAAGCATTATATTGTTTACACACAGCGAGTTCTCCGCACACTCCACGCATATCTATAGTTAAATCACGCTGACCGCGAGATGTCACTCCATTGCGTTGATTCTGATTCATTTTTGCTTGTGCTACGCCCTTCGCTATCCGCAACTCCATTTGGCTTAGTGTTACTTGCATGTGGATTTTCCTTATCAATAGCAGCCAAAAGCACCATGTAATTCGCCACATCTAAACATCGATTATATGTGGTTTCGTCACTATGGGTTTTGCCTGTCTTTGCATCGTTAGCCAGAGCATCAACGTGTTTCAATACATATACCATTAGTGCCTGCTTTGGCGTAATTCCAAGCCTATCCGCTACGTGCTTAAAATTGTACAGTTTGTCATCGTTACTAATTGTATACTCGATTGATTTGTTATCACTTACCTCAGATGCAGTTTTAAAAAAACTATCTCTTAATTCATTAAATTCTTTGTATTTCATTTTTTTTCCTCTAAACAATATTGACATATGCTGTCATCGCACATAATGCATTCTAGCACATGTGGTTTTAAAATAAGTAACACGCATGGCTGACGATCACATTTTCTTCCAGGATTAGGTTCTCCATCTTCCAATGCAAGCCATTGCGGCATACCTGCATAACGTATTTCTGCACCATACTCACATAAATATCCAATTGCACGACAAGCAAACATAGGAATGATAAATACTATTAATTTATTTTTTTTATGCTCAGAAATAGCTTTATGTACCCATTTCATCCAACCACCTACAAATGGTGGATTAACATAGTTACGTTGCCCCCACTCAACTTCTAAACCATCATAACCTTCTGGTCTTGGATGTGGACATGGATCATAATCAAAATTAAACTCATCATTTAATTGTTTCATTAGATCTGGTGGTGTTGCCCAATATCTTTTTTTCATTTCTCTCTCCTGTTACTGCGTTTTGCAATATCCCAACCCCACTTTCTTAACTCTGCCACTCCACCTCTCGTATATGATTTGATAAAAGACTTTTTAAAATCGTAATACATTTTCACTAGCTTGCCTTTCGGTGTGCAAAGCCAAACTGATCTATCTATCATCACTATTTCTGCGTTGTAAGGTTCTTAAAATATCATCACATACATCTAGCGCAATGTCTAAACGTTGATTTTCATCTGCTATATGTTTTTCTAATGATTTGATAACACTTGCAGACACGATGCTGACCATCGCACCTTTTGCATTAATTTTCTTCTTCATTGGATATGGCATTTTCTCTCTCCTCTAAATTTGCGGAGGCATGACTATCACGATCATTAGACACGCCATTTTCTTGTTTATGGGTTTCTACGCCTCCGCTTTTAAATAAATTTTTCATCCATGAATGCTTTGCAATCCATAACCAAGGCTTACGATCCTGCCTAACCATAACTACATCTGCATTCTTAAAATCTAAAAAACCTGCGATCTTTTTTCTTCTCTTTACTTGTACCAGGATGGTAAGGTCACCCTTGGTAGCTTTGACATCTATGTCACTCTTTTCGCCAAAGCTGCGCCCATCACTACCCCATGAACGCTCGGCGGTGAAGCCAAGATCGCGAAGTAACTCCACGACCTCAACTTCACCTTTATAGCCTTTTCTGGATGCGGAACTGGGCATTTAGAAAGGTAAATCGTTATCTTGCGTTGCAGAATTGCTTTCAAATACTGCATTAGGATCATAATCGGCTTTAAACTCTTTATACGACTTAATCATCTCATCAGTCATCGGCGATTTAGGACATGGTGTTGCAGTATAAGTAGTTTCCATACCTTCACCATTTCTTGTTACTATCACATCATATTGTGATAGGTTTCCCCACTCACTATTACGATCCAAGTCAAGCAACTGCTTTTGCACAGTAGCCTGCGTAATATCAAGTATCTTCACTTGATCATTATTCCAAACTGGTACTTGCCAAAAATGTTTTGGCTTTTCACCAGCAGGTGCTTCGTTAGCAAGTTTTATGCGAACTGGTGTCCTGTCATCCTGCCAATATTGATAACCCACAATTGGTTTATCTAATATTCGGAATCTATTTTCACCTTTCATAAATTTCATATAACTGCTTTCACCACTAGAAGGCACGCTATAATCAGCGTTTAATAATCCACTCATCGTTACTCCTGTATTAGTTTATATGTATATCCACGCCTATCTAATAAAGCAATCACTTTTTTATATTGTTTTTCAGTGCATGTAGCTTGAACGCCAATATCTGATTGCTCTGAGTGTGGAATGTATGTATTCGAGTGATCGAATATTTTGCGCACTTGTTGTGCAAATGTAAAACGCTCCTCATCGTCTGGTATTGTTATTTTATATATGATGCTCATGGGCAATGCCTAATAGTGTAAAGAGAGAGAGAGTGTAGTTGAGGAAACACTACTTCAATCAGCATTGCCCATATTTTGAGGAGCAAATTAATCAACTGCGACTGCTTGTATAGTTTCAATGTTACCGCTGATGCGTGATGAGTTACTAATAATGCTGTTTTCATCATTCATCCAAAAATAAAAGTAAGTTTTGTTATTATAATGATCAGTTTCTGTTTCTAATGGATTTTTTATATCACTTTTATACCATTGATTACCAATTAAAATTGCTTTTACGCAAGAAATGGGTTCGCCAAAAATTGTTTTTTTATCTAAATCTGATATTTTTTTCTTCATTCTCTCTCCTTGCTTTAATATGGAAACTCAATAAAATCGAGTTTAATACCTAACACTCGCGCAATGCGTACTTTATGTTCATGTCGAAACTTGCGCTTGCCATTTATCATTAAAGAGAGCATAGATTTATCTAGTGCAATATGTTTTGCTAATTGGTTCTGACTAAAACCACACTCTCTCATATGTTGTTTTAAAGGCTTCATAAGTGTTGACAGAAACTAAAACAGTTTGTCAACACTATGCAAGAATTAAATTACAGTTCTTCTGCGATACTTAAAGAAATGTTATATACATCTGGTGCAACTTGTTGCATGTTTAATGAATCTTGATTAAAACGTGCAAACATATGTTCTGATTCTGCATTAGTACCAGTGCTGCTGTTATCAATAGAAAATATAAATGGTCTATGTGGACCATCAGTAAAATTCCATGCATCTGATATTACTGTATCATCAGTAAATTGATATACTGTAGTTTCACTTGGTAGTAAACTACTTGCACTTAAAAAACTAAAATTCATATCATAAATTATTCTTCCACCATATACAGCCTGACCATATGTACCTAATGCAAATGGACTTTTAGATGTACTTGATGCTGTGCGACCAAAACTAGTTGCATTAGCAAATTTTTGTCCACCCAAAGATTCTTGAATTTCTACTTTGTCATAATGTATTCTTCTTGTTAATGATAAGTCTGGTGACTGTGGCATATCAAAATGCTCTCCAATCATTACACCACCTAATTTAAAATCGGTACTTCCATCCCATGCAGTATCACCTTCAAATTGTATTGCCCAATAGCGTAAATTTGTTTCATCAAATGTTAAAATTGTTGAACCATCAGAAGCAGGTGTAACTGTTACTGTTTTATTACTATCTGAAGCTGCAATAGTATCTGCATTTACAATCTGTGTACTATTTGCGCTACTCCAGTTTATATCAGAAGTATCTGCATTTGCGCCATTTAAGGCAGTAATATCGCTACTCGCATTACCTGCAAATATTTTAAATCTTCCATCGCAGCTATTTAAATTATGATTTAATATCGCAACATAAGTTTGTTTATAACTCGCTGCCGAAAAAATAAAGTTAAATAATACGTGACCATCGGTATCTGCACTGGTATCAAATGTAACTTGATTTAATGGTCGTAGATCTAACAAATCACCAACATTGTTATTAGTTGGTAAGCCAATGAAACCATTAGATGCATTTGTTGCTGTTACGCTACCAATTTCTGAGCCTCTCGCCCTATGATAACCAATTAAATCTGTGTAAAATCTTGGTGTTCTTATGTTTTGATTCGCCATTAACCTACCTCTCTTGCTGTAATACTTACCTTTCCAGGTGAGCGTTGATATTCTACAATCATAAAAAATACACTATTGCTGAAACTAGTGTTAAATAATTCAACTGGCATATCTGTAAACGTAATTATATCGCCTGTTTCTAATTGATAACCTTTTGCTGGATTCACTATATCACAGGATACAAGCATTTTAATATCACCAACAATATTGTCATAATATGAATAAAAATCTGCATTGCAGTCATCATCTGCACTAGTTGGTATTGTACCAACATGTGCATCAAGATTTACATCTTGTATTCCTTCTTTATCTGCTAAATTATATTTTATTCTAGAAGTTGAATTTTTTGCAGTTACTGTATCATAATATCGTGCCGCCTGCGCAGGATGTAATTTATTAGATATTTTCATTTCAGTAATAACATTGTTTATGCCAGTAGTTTTAATACTTACATTACTAATATCTTCTTTGGTTAAATTTAGCACTGCGCTTAATTCACTTGATTGTTTTACGTATATATATTTTAATTCTTCTGTGGCTGTATACTTTGCAACAAAACCAAATTCATAAGCTAATTTATCAAGTATAGTTTTTAATTTTACTGGCTCTAATTGCCAATAACGTATTTTCCAATTATTTATTGATCTATCTGTATTTAGATCACCCCAACCAACTGGATCGGAACTTGATATACCTGCAAAACGTTGTAATAAGTCTCTATGTGCATCATGCCCATGACTAATTGCTCCACTATCCCATGAAGCAGTTAAACCATCTATGGGTAAATATAAATATTCTAAATTAGATAATTGAGATATACTTACATTAGTATTTGCTTTATCTTCATCATATGAATGTTGCACATCTAAATACATTACAAAATCAGTAATTGTAAGTGTTAATGATCGATCTGTGCCACTGCTTGAGATTGTGCTACTTAAATTAACTGTATTAATGTTATTATTTGTAATTGAACCTAATCCAATACTAGAATAATCAGAGTCTGAAACTGCTGTAGTTGCATCAGTGTTAATCAATGATGCATGTACAAATTGAACTGCGCTAAAACTACCAGCTACATTTTCAACTATATAATCTCCACTTGCACCACTATAATTTATTCTTAATAATAATGATACATTGCCAGACTGACTTGGTGTTGTTACTGTTCCTTTTATATCTAAGTCAATATCATTAATTTTACCAAGTTCAGCGGCAAAATTAGCATAAAAGTTTTTAGCTTGAGCAGTTTGCGTATTTACAAAATCATGCACCATGCCTTGTGCAGCATAAGATTCCATTAATAGATTTTGAGGCGTAGAAAATGTTGTTGATCCATCTTGACTAAAAGATATAGGATTAATTCTAAATCTTCTACGCATCTCACGTTTAACAATGCCAATATTAGTGTTTGCATCGTAATTACTATCCAAGTTTTGAGTCGCAGCAGTGTAATTATCTGCTTTAATTCCTAAAAAAGCATCTGCCGTAGCATCATAATAACATGGTCGTATATTGCTTGATTCAACAGGAGATACTATTAAAAAATCTGTAGTGCTACTTTTATGTTTAAAAGGCACTGGAAATACTGCATTTGCATGCTCTCTAACTAAATCTTTATCTCCATGTATTGTATAATCTCCATAAACTGTTGGTTGATAAATGCCGTTAGTAGTTTGTGTTTGTGGAAATGAAATACCATCCCAAGGGCGTTGAGTATTTACTTGAAATGTTACGTTTCCATTTTGATTGAGTTGTAAATCTACTAATCTACCAATAAAGATTTTTTGGCAATTGCTAAGTGTGCTTTCATTGTGGAACTGCGAATACACAATAACTTTTCTGTTAATAAAATTTGACTCTGCGTAATTAAATAATGTTTTATAAAAATCAGTGCCTTTTATTTTAAAATTAGCACTAGTAATAGAAATATTTGATGTATTGGCTGTTCCTTTGGTTATATCAATACTTTCTCTGATTGACACATTTTTATTAATAACGCTGCCATGATAAAAATCATTATCTACGATAGTATCTTTAAATGACAAACCAAATGCATGTATAAATGGTGTAAAACTACCATTTGCCCACACTGTAGCATTGCCAGGACCTGCAACTTTATTGTTATTTTTTACTGCGCCATTATTACTATTTGCACTACTATCAAATACAGTATCTCCAAAACCTTCGTCTAACTTCCAGTATGCAACTAAACCAGTTGCTGTATTATCAACGTATCTATTGTAATTAAATGCTATTTCATCATCACTTCGAGCAACTTCCCAAATACGAACATGAGCCATTTTGCCGTTAAAAAAAGTTCCACTGCTATAATTTTGATTTCTTCCAATCAGCAATGCTAAAGAAGATGATGTACCACCAGTAGGATCATTTGTTGCGCTGCTTGTGTGAACCAATACTCCATTTTTATACATTCTGATTTTATCATCTGCATCATTTCTTGTTGCACAAATGTGTGTCCATGTAGATGTACCCATTCCAAAATCGGTATCTTGCTCGCTAACTGCTGTACCGCTTCCATATTCATACGAAACAGTTAAATCATCTCCAGATGGTATAGATAAATTAAAAACAGTATTTGTTTCTTCTGCTTCTGGACTATCCTTAAATCCTAATGATAAGATTGGTTTATTTCCTGTGCTATCTAAGAATATCCATAATTCAATAGTAAAACTAGTGTATGTAGCTAAAATGTCACCAAAGTCTAAATAGTTATTATCACCATTTAAAAATTCCATTGCGTTATTATTATCCGCAGTAAACTGGAATAACCAGTTCTCATTTATATTAGATACACTTGGTGCGTTGGTAAGAGACATTAAGCTAAATTCTGATCAGAAACTTGTTTTAACTGTGGAATTAAATTGTCACGTACAAATTCATCATTGCCAATCATATTTCCTTGAATATTGACAGTAATACCACCAGCGTTGCCAGTGCGATTCATTTCTGCTAAATTTTGCACTCCAATGTTTTGTACTGCATCTCTGCGCATAATAAACTCACCTGCCTGCGCAAGTATAGGTACATTATCTTGACCTTGGACCATACCACCAGTTGCAAAGCGTTGAATGCTGCCATCTGGTTTAATATATCCACCTGTATGACCTATTGCTCCACCAAGTGCAGTAAGAACTGCACCTGCACCAGCTACTGGAGTGCCTGCACCAAGTGTCATCATCAACCCACCCATTGTTTTTAACAAAGCAGCATTTTTTTCCGCAGTTGTCAAAGATTCATCTCCCATACTTCGTAACGAACTAGATACTATATTAATTGAACCAGCGACCTGCATAAAAATATCATTTAAGTTGTGATTAGATTTACTAAGATTAGATAAATCATCGTTTAGAGAATTTAATACAGATTGAAAATCAACTTCAGTTAATGCTAATTGACTCATTATTAAATTTTTATTTTCTAAAATTAACTGTTTTGTTGTTTCAATATTTCTTCGTTGTCCTGTTTCTGTTTTATTAAAAAATTGTTCAAATGTACTGATAGCATTTTTTTGTGCTGCTTCAGTTGCATCTATTTCTTCTTTTCTTTTTTTAAGTTCCTCTGTAGTAGCTTGTAATATTTTTGCTAACTCCATTTCTGCTAAATTTAGTTTTTTTATCACCATAATAGCTTTGGCTTGCTCTTCTGTTACAGTAATAGCTTCATTTTTATTAGCATCTAGTTCTGTGTTCATAATTTTTAACACATCACCTGACTCTTTTATTGATACTTTAAATGGATCGATAGTGCTTTTAAACTTTGTAGTCTGCAATGCGGTTAAACCTAAAACATTTGCCATTTCATTTAACATATCATTACCGCGTTTATTTACTGCAATGCTTTCTTCCATTGTATCTTTATTTGCATTATTTGCTACATGTAACAATCTATTTAAATCGAACAATTCACTTTGTTTGTCAATGGTTAGTTTAATATTTTTTTCACGTAAATTTTCTGCATCTGCAAGAGCCTTCACTTCTTTTCTTAATGTAATTAAACTTTCGATTTGATGTCTATTCTCATCTGTCAAAGCAACTCGCGCCCTCATCGTTGCAACAATTATTGGATTTAAACCTTCTAATTCTGCTTTTTGTGCGCGTAGTTCAAATAATTCATCTTGCAGTGTTTTTGTTATACTTTCACTTGCTTTTTTATGTTCTTCAATGCTTTCTGCGACTTTATTGATTTCTGGTGAGACATTTGCGAGTTGTGTTTGATATCGTTTTAAATCTTGCTCTTGTTTTTCTAAATCTGCGTTAAAATCGTTTGTAGATTGCGACAAATCATCAAATGCACCAGTTAACTCCAGGATCGTATCAAATAGCAATGCAAAACCTGTTACTGCTAAACCAATTTTTGTTTTGGTTAGAGTTTTATCAAAAAGAAAAACTGCTAATCTAGCTCTCAATGTATTAATATGAATTACAAACATTGCCGCTGAAATCGCACTCAACACTGTAACAAATTCAGCAATTTCTTTTTTATTTACGCTTTGTGCAAATCTATCTACTAATTGTACAACAGATTTTAGTGCAGGTAATAATATATCACCAATTTCAGCCGCAGCACGATTTAATGAATCATTCATATTGCTTACTGCACCACTAAATGTTTGAGATAAACGATCTGCACTACCAGAAATACGACCATCTGGATCAGCCATCGCGTTTATTAACGCTACTCTAAACTCAGGTAAAGTAAGTTTTGTTAAATCTTTAATTCCTTCAGAATCTTTAATAATTTGTAGTATTCCTCTCTCCCTGAGGATGTCCGCCGCGCCTTGGCCTCCAGCGAAGGCACGACCTAACGCACTTGCCGCCTCAACAGCATTTGTACCCATAAACGCAGCTAAATCTGTTGTTGCGCGTAATGTTGCTTTAGCATCAAGACCAAATGCTTCTAACTGAGCACCAGCATTTACTACATCTTGCAACTGAAATGGTGTTTTTGCGGCTACTGCATTAAAACGATCAAATGCATCATTTGCAGCCGAAACACTACCAGTAAGACCAACCAATCGTGTTTTTACATCCTCAAAGCCTGAAGCGGCCTGTACAAATTTATTTGTAATTGCCGCCGCACCACCTAATGCAAAAGTATATACTAATAAACGATTTCTTAAACTACCTAAAGTACCTTGAATACCTTCAAATGAACCACGCAACCTTTCGGTTGATTGTCGCATATTCTGCGTGCTTTTTCTTGCTTGTTTGGTATTTTTATCTAAAGATTTGAAATCTCTTGTGGCGCGAGAAAAACCTTTAGTGCGAACTTCTATTATAAATTTTTTTTCAGCCATTCTGTTTCTTTATATCTTCTGATTGGAGTGCATTAAATTCTTCATCTATAGCCGAAAAGATGACTAAACGATGGTAATCAGCTTCATCAATAGTTTTAGCTAATGGTAAATTAAACCTCTTCATAGACATATACTCTTCAAGCGCAAAAACAGTCTCAGGCGTTAAAAAGTATGTTGAGTCAGCACAGAACACTAATGAATAATATAACGCTGCACCGAGCGTAAATTTTCCATCTTTGTTTTCTTCTACGAGTCTTGCGATTTCTTCCCATAATACTTCCTCTGTATATTGGATTTTTTCTTTAAGAGTAGGAGACTGCGCAAAGTATGGAAACTGCAAATCGCGGCTTGGTTGTTGTTTATACGACATCCAAACCGCCACGCGGTGCATTAGGACTTTTTTTGATTTATTTCTTTATATGCATTATAGATAGTCATTAGTATTTCATCTATGATATTATCATTAAACTTACCTAATGATTTTTCTGGATCAGTGAAAGCGTAATTTAAAATCCAATCTAACACATCAAAGAATTTTGCAGTGTCAATTTGACCTTTTTTGCTAATCGCTTTAACTTCTAATTGATGTAGATCTCTACGTGCCTTAAAGGTAATGTTTGGAACATCAAATGTTCCATGATCTGTTTTTACTTTCATGTTTCATCCTTCGATGAAAATGGCGTGCGATCGTGATGAAATTTTATGCTGTATGTATATCTACAACTGAATTTGATGTTGCTGCTGCATCATATGTGCATCTAAATGGTATAACACTTTTAAAACCATCATCATCAAAATTTATAGATGCTTGATCAATGATTGCCTTTGGAGCTTCTATTTGAAATGTTCCATCAGAAATACTGATTGCACACACTGGTTCAGCAGTATCTGCGTAAGTTATAGCAGCATCAGACTCTGCATCTCTTTTAACTGTCATTGATCCAGTGACTTCATAACCACCAACTACATATCCTAATGGTGCAAATCCATTTGAAGCAGTGTCAAATCCTACTCGATTAACTGCTCGCTCAATGTTTAACTCAAAAGAAAACAACACTAAATCCTCTGCGCTTCCACCAGAAGGTGTTATCGTAGTTGCAGAAAGATCATGCATATTAAAATAAGCAGTTTGTGCAGTAATTGTAGTTTCAGTGCCACCACTAAATGCAATATTTGCTTTATCTGGATTAAATCCAGTAACAAATGTGGCAGATCCCATAATGACACCGCCATTACCGCCAATATCACCTGATATTGTGAATGATGTACACATGCAAGTTTTAAAAGAAATTGCAGTATTTGCCGCGCTTGCACTACCTTTATCAAAATAAATAGTAACTGGTACTGCGGTGCTACCATTTATATTACTTGTGGTGGGCATTGAACCAATTAATGCATGCGGATTACTTGAATCACCATACAATGTTTCACAGATACGACTAATAGCCTGCGCTGATCCCATAAATTCCAAAGTAATTTCATACATTCTATCATGTCTCTGTGCTTTCACCATTTCTGTAGATTGCGTTGCACCACCTGCGCCTGCTCTAAATGGAGCAAATGCTAAAGTATGATTAGCAACTTCAGAAAAACTATAGCTAGTAACAGGCATATGTATCCTTGTTGCATCTGTTGCAGCTTTTGTGCCAAACGTATCTTCAGTACCTATAATTACGTTGGTTTGTTGGCTGGTTTGAAATATTGAACTTTTAGCCATTATTTGTCCTCACTTTTAATTTTTTTACTTGCTAATGCTTTTAATAGTGCCTTTGGTAAAGGCAACTTATCTTTATGTATTTCTACTTCTAAACCATCTAATAAACGCAAGTGTGTTGATAAATGCCCAAGAGAAATAAAATTTTTATCATCTGATAGCTTTTTATATTCTGGTGTTGCTTTAACCTTCATACTAACTCCAATGTTTGACATGAAAATGTTGTTGTACTTCTGATTTTATCATCTTCCTGCTCATATTCAACACTTCCTACGCTGCCATTACGAAATTGATTCGTACCGCTTACACTGTATGTGTTATTATTGAACAATAATCTTTTTAATCTTTCTGTAATCATCATTACTTGTTTAAATGAATTTTTATTGATTTTGTTACTTAAATCCAATTCGTATTGTATTGATATAGTCACTTCTCGTATTTGTCCACTAGATAATGTGTCAATGATTTCATCGCTGACAGGTTGCAAAAGAAAACTTTGATTTCCTTGATGTTCATCATAAAATATTTGTATACCAAATTCATTTGCAATAATACTGTTTACGTTTTCAAGAACTCTATCAAAGATGACATTTTCAAAACTTATCGCCATCATTTATACCTTTATGGATGACATCATCTATAAATCTGTCCACTGCGCACAGTTCCTATCTGCACATCATCTGATTGAAATGTAATACTCCACTCGTCATTTAGCGTATATACGCCTGCCTGAAAGCGAATTAACGCACCATATGCAAGTGCTTGATAATCACCATTCATTACTTCTGCATCTACTGAT